AGTAAGAGAGAGAACTATGAAACTTATAAGAGAAGAAATTAGCGACGCTACGTATATCGTAGAAGAAAAAGACGGTAAGAAAAATTACTCAATTAAGGGTATATTTTTGCAAGCTGACATTAAGAACCGTAATGGTAGAGTTTATCCAAGCGGCGTTTTAATGAAAGAAGTTAAAAGATATAACAAAGAATTTATCAATCAAAATAGAGCATTCGGCGAATTAGGCCATCCAGAAGGACCAACTGTGAACTTAGAAAGAGTATCACATATGATTAAGAAGTTGTATCCAGAAGGAAAAAATTTCATAGGTGAAGCAAAAATTATGGACACTCCATACGGTAAGATCGTAAAGAGTCTTATAGATGAAGGCGCTAAACTAGGCGTGTCATCAAGAGGTATGGGTTCCTTAGTACAAAAAAATGGTGGCAACTACGTAGTAGAAGATTTTTACTTAGCTACGGCCGCTGACATTGTGGCAGATCCATCTGCTCCAGATGCTTTCGTAGAAGGCATTATGGAAACAAAAGAGTGGGTGTGGAACAATGGTATGCTTGTAGAACAAGACGTAGAGGCTTGGAAACAAGAGTTAATTAAGACAAAAAGACTTGATTTAGCTGAGAAAAAGGCTAGTGTATTCAAGGATTTTTTAAGTAAATTATAATAGAAAATCAACAAATTATAAATATCATTATTAAAAGAGAGATATTTTAATTGCAATTAATATAAAGGAGATTTCTCAAATGGCTACAGAAAAACAAGTAGAAGTCAAAGCGGAAACAATAGTAGAACAAGATACTGTTGCTGATGCTCCAAAAAAGAATGCTGTAGCAGCTGAACCTACTAAGCTTTCTAACGAAGCACAAGATTTAGGGGCAGCGGTTGTGAAAGCAACTGACAGCAATCCTGACGCTACAAAAAATAACAAAAAAGTTTCTGACGCACAAAACGCAAAAGCTGCAGATGTTGACGCTAGTAAAAAACCAGATACAGAAGCTGGTGTAACTAAAGTCGCAACTCCAGGTGAAACGTTAAAAGTGGAAGAAACAGAACAAGAAGAAGTTATTGACGTTTCTGATGATGTGAAAGCATTAATCGGAGATGAAAAATTAACTGAAGAATTTAAAGCAAAAGCTGCAACTATATTTGAAGCTGCTATCAAATCAAAATTGAAAACAGAAAAATCAAAAATGGAATCAGGTTATGCTAAAAAACTTAAAGAAAATATTGATGCTACAAAAGCAGAACTCGTTGAAAAAGTAGATTCATACCTAAACTACGTTGTTGAGGAATGGATGAAATCAAACGAACTTGCTGTTGAGCGAGGTATCAAGGGTGAAATCGCTGAGGACTTTATTACTGGTCTTAAAAAATTATTTGAAGATCATTACATAAACGTACCAGACGAAAAATATGACGTGTTAGAAGATCAAGCTTCAAAAATCGAAGAGCTTAACAAGAAATTGAACGAGCAAATCGAGAACAATGTTAAATTAAATTCTGAAATTGGTAAATTGACAAGACAAGATATAGTAGATGCTGTATCTAAAGACTTGCCAGATACTAATAAAGAAAAGTTTAACAAGTTAGCTGAAGAAATTGAGTATTCTAATGCTGATGAGTTTAAGAAAAAAGTATCGACTATTAAAGAGTCTTACTTTTCAACAAAAGAGATTTCATCTAAAAGTGAAATAGATAACGTTGCCGAAGGCGAAACTACTCACGTAGATTTGTCAAACGCTATGACTGCTTACACGGCCGCTATCACAAAAACAAAAGACATCATTAAATTGGGTCTTAAAAAATAAAGGGAGAATAAAAAAGATATGTACTTATCTGAACAATTAGTTAAAAAGTGGGCACCGGTCCTTGAACATCCAGAACTCCCAAAAGTTACGGATAGTTATAAAAGAGCGGTTACTGCTGTTATCTTGGAAAACCAAGAAAGAGCATTAAGAGAAGATAGAGCATTTATGTCAGAAGCTGCACCAATGAACAGCACTGATGCAACTTCTATACAAAATTGGGATCCAATCCTAATTTCTTTAGTAAGAAGAGCAATGCCAAATCTTATCGCATACGACATAGCAGGCGTACAGCCAATGACTGGTCCAACAGGACTGATCTTCGCTATGAGAGCAAAATATACATCACAGGCGTCAACTGCGGAAGCATTATTCGATGCTGCTGACACTGACTACTCTGGAAGAAACAAAGCTGGTTCTTCAGTAGGTGGTTTTTCAACTACTGCTGATTCAGGAACTAACCCAGCGTTATTAAATGACGCTTCACCAGGAACTTATACTACTGGTACAGGAATGTCAACTGCTGCTGCTGAAGCACTAGGTGATGCTGCTGGAAATAGCTTTGCTGAAATGGCGTTTTCAATCGAGAAATCGACTGTAACTGCTAAATCAAGAGCACTTAAAGCTGAATACACTATGGAACTTGCACAAGATTTAAAAGCAATCCACGGTTTAGATGCTGAAACAGAACTTGCAAACATTTTATCTGCTGAGATCCTTGCGGAAATCAATAGAGAAGTTGTAAGAACTATTTACATCAATTCAGAAATTGGCGCTCAAGCTGGCACAACAACTGCTGGTATATTTGACTTAGATACTGACTCTAACGGAAGATGGTCTGTAGAGAGATTCAAAGGTCTTATGTTCCAAGTTGAAAGAGAAGCAAACACAATCGCACAAAGAACACGTAGAGGAAAAGGTAACATTCTGATCACTTCTTCAGATGTTGCGTCTGCTCTACAAATGGCTGGTGTATTAGATTACACTCCAGCGTTAAACAACAATTTAAATGTTGATGACACTGGTAATACTTTTGCTGGAATATTAAATGGAAGATATAAAGTTTATATCGATCCGTATTCTGCAAACGTAAATACAGCTAAACAATTCTTCGTTGTAGGATATAAAGGTACATCACAGTATGATGCCGGAATATTCTATTGCCCATACGTTCCACTACAAATGGTGAGAGCTGTTGGTCAAGATTCGTTCCAACCAAAAATTGGTTTCAAAACGAGATACGGTATCCAAGCTAACCCATTTGCTGAAGCTGGTGCTTCAACTGCAACTGCGGTTATCAATGGTTCTGGATCTGCTAACGCAAACAGATACTACAGAAAAGTTCAAGTATTAAACTTGATGTAATATCAGTTTGTTCTTTGAACAATGATTAAAAAGGAGGGCCTAAAAAACCCTCCTTTTTTTATGCTCAAAATGGTCTTATGACAACACATCTACACTATTACGCACAACAATTAAATCTTCCTTTACCTCCTCAAACTATATTAGACATTGTAAATCAAAATTATATTCTACAAAAACAACATTATAACTTAAAGACTGATGATGAAAAACTACAATATACATGGGCAGAAGGATATAATACTGAAGTTGATAATTGGTGTAAAAATAATGTTTGTAAGGACGTTCATTATACTTTTCAATTAACAACAAATTTAGATTCACACACTGACTTTGGAACTAAAGTAAAATTAATATATTTTATTGATACAGGTGGAGATAATGTTTTTACAGAATTTCATAGTAACGATAACAAAAAAATATTACAAAGTATTCAGCTTGTTTCTCATAAATGGTATGCATTAAACACCTCAATAAATCATAGTGTAAGAGGAGTTGATAAATCAAGAACTAGATTTTCTATTGTGGGAAGGTTGTTTTATTAACATATAAATAGTATTATGACAATTACAAACTCATATTCAAGACAACCTACAAAACTGGATTACGCCAGCCCAACACAATTTAAATTTAATATTATTAAGTTACCAAAAGTAGAATACTTTTGCACGGCTATTAATATTCCTGGTATCAGTATTAACTATGTAGAACAACAAACACCATTAAAAGACATACCTCATCCTGGTGAAAAACTTAAATATCAAGATTTACAAATGACATTTATCATAGATGAGAATTTAGAAAACTATCAAGAAATTCACGGTTGGTTGGTTGGACTAGGATTTCCTGATGGGTACAGCGATTACGATACACTAATGC